CTAATGAGATTATAGACTGCCATATGGGGCAAATAGCTCATGGATAAGCAAGGAAGTCCTGATTGGGGCCCTGTAATCGGTGCAGCAGCTCTTTTAATCATAGTTTGTGGCTTTATATACGTTAGCAATAACGAATTTAAAGAACAGACTAATAAAGCGTCTAAATATGATGCAAAGGCTCAGATGATTAGGGCTTGCGAGAAGATAGCGGGTAATTAACCCGCAACATTAACGGGCGGTAACGACCCTTTTAATTATTTGTTATTTTGGAGTGTGTTATGGATTTAGATAGGCCACCAGTAATTGTTGTTGATGTCACAACGCCTGTAGAGTTTGAAAGTCGCTGTAGAGAGTTATACGAGTTTGGCTATAAGATGGACTCTAGTAGTTGTGGGTTTGTTAATTCTGAGGATTACGACTTTTGTGGCTCTTATAAGGCGATATTTAAAGATGGGAATATAAATTAACGCAGAGATTCAGGGCTGAAAGTCCCTGAGATTGAACGTGTTATAACATCAGGCCACAAATACCCCTAATTTTGGTAGTTCTTGCCAATTACATTAGGGTTTATATCCGGATAATAGGGGTTAATTACTTAGGAGAGAGATTATGAACGTATTACTAACACAGGTTACAGAAGCAGGCCGTTCAGTTCTTATTGATAACACTTTAGATAGCAATGCGGATGCTCATGTATTTGTTGAGGCTCTACAGTCGTTTGATAATTACATCTTATGTTCTGGCCGATTTGCTAACACAGATAGCACTTACTTAAACCTTAACGGCAAGGATTTAGATTACGGAATGATTACTAATATTGAGCAGCTATGGGAGTTTCTTAATGGATGTTGATAGTAATCAATACAAAGGCTTTGATAAGTGCCTAAAACTACAGAGAGACAAGATACATATGCTTGAAGGTATGCTTAAGTCAATAAATACACTTACACAGCAAGATAGGTACAAAGAGGCTAAGACGCTTCTAAACGGTTACATGAAGTTAATAGGAGAGAGTAAATGATTGATATTAATTGGGGTGAGCGGCCATCAGACAAGCATGTTTGGGCTGAGGATGTAAGAGGCGGGAAATTTGATTGCTCGGGGTGGCGCTTCCTTGTTGACGGGCCGAAAGGTATGGGGTGGCAGGGTGATGCTGATTGTGTTTGGGATTTCTTTAGCGTTGATAGTGATATTATAAGGATACACCACAAGCCAGAGTCAGATCCATTAGAGCCTTACAAGCCTGTAGTGGGTGAATGGTGTGAGGCGTATTTTAGGAATGTTGGTTGGTGCAAAAGGTGCTATCTAGGATTCACTGAGGGCGAAGAGCATGTGGTTGAGAGTTTTAGAGGATCAATTTCTTTACACTCGATAGGGGAAGTCCGACCCATCAAAACCGAGCGAGAGCAGTTTATTGAAAAGGCGGCTAAAGTACTCCAAAAAAACGACCAAGACGTTACAGACCTATGCAATAAGAGCGTGGAAATGTTCAATAGTGCTGCTAAAGCTCTATACGAAGCAGGATTCAAAGGGCCGGATAAATAACTAGATTAGCAATATAAAGCTAACGTGTTAAAATGAATAAAAGCCTGACGCTGGACAGGTTATGCTCTCTCTCCCCAATCCAGCACCCCTAAGAAAACATAAGCTTAACAATTGCGCCTAATACCATTACCAATACAGTGCCAAAGAAATACCAATAAACATTAGTTTTTGTTTTGTGAACATTGAGCTCTTTAACATCTACTTCTAATTCACGTATCTTACTGGCATGGTTATCTAATCTAGTTGTATGTTCTTTTGTAAGCATTAGAATTTCCATCCTTGTTTCGGTGGACTCTCTTGACTGTATTTCCATCTGTCTAATCATTTTGTTAAAATGAGTATCTGCACGCTCGTTAGAGTCTTTGATGGTCTGGTGTATTAGAGTCAGGTGTGAGTTAAATTGATCTTGGGATACATTATCACCCATTATGTTATATATCCCTATCAGTTAATCGTATAAAATATAAGCCATATTCTAGCAAATAGAGCACTTTAAACAAATGCCTAAAATGCCACCAAGACCTTGCACCTCTGCTAGATGTAGTAACATGGCGACAAACAAGGGTAAATGCGAAGATCATCAGCCTGAGCCTTGGCAAAGCAGTATAGGTAAAACCCCTACAGAAAGGGGTTATGGTGCTAAGTGGAATCGAATCAGAAAACGCGCATTGGTTAGAGATAATTATTTATGTCAGAACTGCTTAAGCCGTAATATATTGACTAATGCGACTGATGTTGACCATATATTGAATAAAAAGCGCGGCGGAACAGATTCTCTAGGCAACTTGCAGAGCCTTTGCAAACCATGCCATAAAGCGAAGACCATTGAGGAAAGAAGATAATGGATTATAAATTAGATAATAATTGGGTCGCTTTATCTTCTCTATCTGGTATACCAATCGGAAGTCCTGCAATAGTTCAGAATATCGGACGTGCTGGTGATCTTGTAGAGGTAATAATAAAACCTCAAAAGCCGCTTGATTCAGAAAGGGGTTTATCCTTTGGGCAAATAACCCCTCTATACCGCATTGAAGGAAACATAGCAGAGGCATGGCTTAGGTATATAAGATATGACCTAAATGGTACAATAACCCCTCAAGATTTACGCACATGCCTTGTCAGTATTCAGTCAGGCGAGTGCATTACAGAAGATAACGGGCGATTAAACGAAAGTCAGATTGCCTTACTTAACGAAGGCTTGAATCCTGTTTTATCAAGCTTAACAGACTCTAATGAGATGATAGCAAATCAGATTCGGTTGCTTAATGCTCGTATAGAGGAAGCATTTGAAACTAGAATTGAACTAGAGGATATTACCCATGCAGATTGAAGGTCAAGGTGTTGGCGGTCAGTTAAACCGCGCAAAAGTAAATAGTGAGGGAGCTTTAAAGGTTCGCTCTGTATTAGCAACAGGGTACAGAAGATTCGTATGATTAAGGTGAGAGACCTGCTAAGCCAAGACAGCGTAATAAGCTTAACTGACATAGCGATGATAAGAGAGATTAAACACGATAACCAGATAGATGAAGTAGAGATAACCTATAAGCAAGGTGCCTCTATCTATCTTGATATGGACTTAGAACTACTCATTCAGCAGATAGGAATGGAGGAAGAAAAAAAGCTTTATCAATGATTTTGGTAGTTCTTGCCAATCCAATCTATCTAATAACGTGCAATGATCTAATCTTAATTGAGAGAGGGTAAGATTATGAAAAAGAAAATACTATCAATAATGGTTAAGGTTGGAGCTGCTGCTCTAGTCTGCTTAGCTTTGTATTATGCGGTTAGTGCAATAAGTGCTCGTATTGAGCAAAGTGAGAAAGAGAGAGCAGAGTCCTTAGCTCCAAAGCAAATGCCTATATCTTGGTGTGTTGATGTGTGTCAGGAGGATATATTTACTGACATGCATTCAAGTGGTGATTCATGGGGAACGAGTAGTAGCTCGATGAGCGGAATGGCTCAGAGCGATACCTTTGCAGTGGTAATCAAGCATTGTACTGAGATATACACTGATGGATGCATCAAGATAGAATCCTACTATGACGATTACCTACATAAAAACAACAGTGGGAAGAAGGCGATGGTAGGTGAGATATGAGCATACAAGGTAAGAAAATAGCTCAAGAGAAGATGGCTATTCGTATAGCTAATACCATAATCAAGGCAGCAAGCAATCTAGTAGAGATGCCAGCAATAGTAGTTGTCACGCAGATGGCAATGGTTAAGGCTGAATCAATCAGGCTAAGCAATGCTGTTAGTTGCACACCACACGAGCACTTTAACTCTAAAGGTAGGGTAGATAAGCGTAAGGTCAAGCGACACAGAGCAAAGTCAGGGTTTAAGGATCATACATCAAGAATATTAAGGGTTAATCCTAAGTGCGGAAGGCCTATTGATGTTGAGATACTGCGAGGCCTACAGGAGTCACTAAGTGAGTCGACTAGCTAGGATATATAATTATCAGTAGAGAGGCATACACATACACATAGAGCCATATAGAGGGGGGGATGGTTCAAAGTAAATGGGTATATGCTAAAGTACCGTTGGGGTTAGTCACTTTTTTACATGCACAATAAAACATTTTGAGAATGAATGTCATTTGAGATTGCATTCACCAAACTTATAGAGGTAGTTATGGGAGCACCAAAGAAGCCTAGTGCACTAAAAGCAGTGCAGGGCACAGACCAGAAAAACAAAGACCGCATGAATCCTAATGAGCCTGTACCAGTACGCGGAATAGGCCCGAACCATTCCAGCCTAACAGAATATGAAGCGGCCATATGGGATGAGGTTGTCGGCATCTCATACGCTGGCGTATTGGGTGAAGCTGACCGGATAGCTTTGGAAATGATGTGCCGCTTGATAGCTGAAATGCGCTTGAATTTTGAAGAGATGACAGCGGCTAAGATTACGCAGCTTTCACAATTGCTAGGCCGGTTCGGCATGACGCCAAGCGACCGAACCAAGATTGTAATTCCAAAGGGTGAAAATCAAAACCCGTATGAGGGCATGTGATGAGTAGCTTTGATATCGAAAAGAAATTGTATTTCGAGACTAGGGCGCACTATGTAAATAACGGGATACCTGAAGACGTTCTATTGATAGCTGATGAATTCGCAGAGCGTGCAATGTGGGGTAGTGACTCTCTAGGCATGATTACAGCAAGGGAAATCATAGAGTTCCACTATATAAAAACCCATTCTAGATTTGAACTGATTAACAAAGAGATTAATTGATTGCAAGACTATTCATTAACAGCCAATAACTACGCGCACAATGTAGTGTCCGGTGAAGTTCCAGCTAATAAATGGATTAAGCTTGCAGCTAAGCGGCACCTTGACGAACAAAAAGACAGTGAATTGTTTGTTTATGACCAAGAGAAAGCTGCTAAAGCATGTCGATTCGTTGAAACCCAGTACCATACAAAGGGTAAATGGGCACAAAAGAAAGAGCATTTATTGCTAGAGCCTTGGCAAATATTCTTTATTTGCAATGTATTTGGCTGGGTGAATAAGAAAACAAGCAAGCGCCGCTATCGTGAGGTGCTTTTATTGGTGCCTCGTAAGAATGGCAAGTCTGCACTGGCTGCTGCTATCGGCTTGTATATGCTTTGCGCTGATAACGAGTACGGCGCCGAAGTCTACACGGGCGCTACCAGTGAGAAGCAGGCTAAGGAAGTATTTGTCCCTGCTCAGCAAATGGTAAGAATGAATCCCGCCCTATCTGATTACTTTGAACTACAAAACAACGCATCTAACATCTGCATCCTAAAGAACGGATCAAAGATGGAGCCTATCATTGGAAACCCTCCGGACGGCTCAAGCCCTAGCTGTGCAATTGTCGATGAGGTGCACGAGCATAAAGATTCGCGCCTGATTGACACAATGATTACAGGCATGGGTGCACGAGAGCAGCCATTAATGCTTTATATTACTACTGCTGGCGACAATATCAGTGGCCCTTGCTATCAGTTGCAGCTAGAAGCACAGAAAATACTGGAGGGCACTGTAGAGAATGACACGCTTTTTAGCTTAATTTATGGCATAGACCAAGGCGACGATTGGACTGAACTCGATAATCTGATTAAAGCCAACCCTAATTACGGCGTATCTGTATCTGAGGACTTCCTTTTGTCTCGCTTACAGGACGCTAAGAACAATGCTCGCAAGCAATCCACCTTCATGACTAAGCATTTGAATGTATGGGTAGGCTCTAGAGAGGCATTCTTTAACGTCGATAAGTGGAATCAATGCAGGTCAGACGACAAGATAGAGGATCACTATGGTAAGCGTGTTTATCTGGGAATGGATTTGGCAAGCCGTGTTGACATTGCAGCAATCGAAGTTCTTATACCTGATGGCGATGAATATATAAGATTTGGAAAGTACTATTTGCCAGAGTCAGCAATGGAAGGCGGTAACGAATCATATAAGACTTGGGCGCGTGAAGGCTGGCTAACCATTACCGATGGCGAGATTATAGATTTCAATATTATCAAGGATGATATTCTAGAGCTTTGTAGCGTGTTTGAAGTAGCTGAGCTAGCCTATGACCCATTCCAAGCAACCATGCTTATCACAGAGCTTATGAGCGAGGGTGTGCCAGTTGTGGAAATGCGTCCGACCGTGTTAAACTTCAGCGAACCTATGAAGTCGTTAGACGCTTTAATAAGAGCTAAGAAAATAAAACACGACGGAGACCCAGTTCAAACTTGGATGATTAGTAACGTAGTGGCAAAGGAAGACGCCAAAGAAAACGTATATCCAAGAAAGGAAAGGGCTGAGAATAAAATAGATGGCGTCATATCATTGCTTATGGCTTTGGGTAGATGTCAGCACGAGCAAGACAACGCAATTGACTTTGATGATTTATTATCGGTGACTTTATAAAATGGCATTTTGGAATTGGTTTAGATCGGGCGGTGACACGGTAAAGACAGGTGAGCAATCGCCATTACCAAGCGTCCCAACAGAGGTTAAAAGCTTTGATGTAGCAATGACACAAAGCGCGTTCTGGGCTTCGGTTAGATTGTTGACTGAAACCGTAGCAGCAATGCCCCTTGATTGTTATAAGACAAATCTAGATACAAACATTAAGCAGCCGTTTTTCGATTACGATTTATGGCGCTTGCTTAACTACCGCCCTAACCGATATCAAACAAGAACAGAATTTATTGAAAGCCTAATGCTTAACTTGGTTGTGTGGGGTAACTCTTACATAGTTAAGGAAACAATAGGTGTAGATAACCGCGTAACCTCCCTAACTGTTTACCCTAGCTCGCAAGTTGTGCCTTATCTTATGGATGATGGTTCAATTATTTATGAATATACGACCGCTAACGGAGACATTAAAGTGTTTTCAGAGTCGTCTATATGGCATGTAAAGCTATTTGGTAACGGTATTATCGGTCTATCGCCACTGGGTTATGCAGGCAATACCCTTGGTTTAAGTAAGAATTTAAGTGATAGGCAGAATCAATTAGCGGCTAACGGCGGTAAAACAAACGGTATCCTTACTGTAGACCAAGCATTAAAGCCTGAACAGAAAGAAGCAGTTAGGAAGTCCTTTGCAGGTTTAAGTGAAGGTAACGCTGATGGGTTATTTGTTTTAGAGGCTGGGTTTAAATACCAGCAGGCTAGTCTATCACCTACTGACATGCAGCTATTAGAAAGCCGCAAGTTCTCAATAGAAGATATTGCCAGATTTATGGGTGTGCCTTCTGTATTGATTAACGATACAAGCGCCACTACTACATGGGGTAGTGGTATCGAACAGATCAACATGGGCTTCTATAAGTTGAACCTTAAGCCATACCTAGAGCGCATTGAGTCGAGTATTAAGCGACACTTAATGCCTCAAAAGGACTGGGAAACTATAAACATTGAGTTTAATTTTGACTCTCTATTGCGAGCAGATAAAGCAACAAGGCTAGACGCTCACTCTAAAGCTATTAACTCAGGGCAGGAAACGCCAAACGAAGCACGCGCTATCGAGGGTTTGCCCCCTATGGAAGGCGGTGATAAAATATATCTTAACGGATCATTGGTTCCCGCAGGAACTACCAACGCAACACAGGTGCCAACAGATGGAAGTTAAACAGCTTAACTTAAGCCAGACAGAAATAAAAATGGGTGCAGAGGGCGGTCTAACTTTTGAAGGTTATGCTTCTGTATTTGGTGGCCTAGATTCTTATGGTGACACAATCATTCAAGGTGCATATAAAAACACCTTAGAGAGTCGTGAGCGCCCAGTACAATTACGATGGAATCACTACGGCCCAGTAATTGGAAAATTCACAGAGATGTATGAAGATGAAAAAGGCTTATTTGTACGTGGTGAATTAACTAAAGGACATTCAGTAGCAGAAGATACAGCGGCTTTACTTCGCCACCAAGCTATTAGCGGCCTATCAATTGGCTATGTCGTGAAGGACTTCAGCGAAAACGGAGTTGTACGAGAGCTGAAAGAAATTGAATTACATGAAATCTCAGTGGTTGAGACTCCAGCAGATACAGCCGCGCAGATTGCTAGCGTTAAAAGCGCTCAAAAATTAAAAGATGTAGAACAGTTCCTACGTCAAAAAGGTTTAACTCAATCAGAAGCTACGGCGACCGTGGCAGCAGTTAAAAAAATTCACGGAGAGCGTGAAGAAGAAAAGAAAAAAACTAACGAATTAGAAATAATTCAAAATTTTACAAAGGATAAATACTAATGCCTGAATTAGATTTAAAAACAGCTCTCGGTGAAATGCACGAGAAGATTGAGCAGAAAATGGAAGCTGTATCTCAAAAGTCGGATAAGACTGATGAAGAGTACAAAGCTGCTATCAAAGAACTTGACGGTTCAATCAAATCATTAAACGACCAGATCGTTGAGTTAGCTCAGAAGCATTCTGTGGCGCCTCAAGTGATCGAAGCTAAGACATTTGGCGAGCAAGTATTGCTATCTGAGGGCATTAAGTCCTTCATGAGTGGCTCTACTAACCGTGGCCGTGTTGAGATTAAAAACACTATTGTAAACAGTGGCAACGCTACTTCTGTACATGACCAGTTATCTGGCGCGGTTGCTGGTGCATTCCGTCAATTAACTGTTATGCCTACAGTTATGCAGGGTTCTGCATCATCTAACATCATCTACTACTCTAAAGAGCTGTTATGGACTAACGCTGCCGCAGCTACTGCTGAAGGTGTTGCTAAGCCTGAATCAACGCTTACTTTTAAAGAAGTTAACACTTCAATCAAAACAATCCCTACTTTCATTCGTGTTTCTAAGCAAGCGCTTGATGACTCAACATTCTTAAGCTCTTATATTGAGCGTCGCTTACGTCATGGCGTTAACAATGCAGTAGAGAACTATGTAATCAATGATACTACTGATGGTTGGTTGGCTGCTGCTAACAATACCGCCACTAGCCCATTGCTAACAGTTGATGTTTTCGGCCTAGCTAACAAGATGAAGATGGAAGTTATCGGCGCTGATTATGAGCCTAGCTACTTCTACATGAATCCTGCTGACTGGGGTACTGCTGAAACATCGCGTCGCGCTTCTGGCGATAACGCTTTTGTTGCTGCATCTGGTGCGGTTGCTTATGTAAACAACGGTCTAACTCCTTTACTTTGGGGTTTACCAGTTGTTTTATCTAACAACATTCCAGTGGGAACAATGATTTGTAAATCAATGGATGCGGATATGTACGCAAACCGTGAAAGCACTATCGTTGAAATGTTCGAGCAAGACGGCGATAACGTAACTAAGAACCTTGTAACAGTTCGTGCTGAATCGCGCGGTGCTGAGCTTGTGTTCACTCCTGCTGCTATCCGTAGTGGTGATATTACGGCTATCACTTCACCAGTATAATGGTGAATAGGCGGGCTTAACGGCCCGCCATCCTTAAGGGGTTTAAAATGTACGTAGCAAAACAAGATTTTAATTCATACGCTCAAGGTAAGAAGAAAAAGGGCGATGAAGTAGAGTATAATGAAACTCTATTGAACAGTGGTTTAATTGAAGAAGCCGGAACCAAGCCAGCTCAAAAAGTTAAACTAGAAACAAAGCCAGAACCTAAAAAGGCTAAAAAGAATAAATGAAAACAATCATTGTAACGCCTCCTACTACTGAGCCAGTAACTTTAGAAGAAGCCAAAGAGCAGCTTAGAATTGAGAGCACGTTCACAATGGATGATTCTTATATCAGTGCGCTTATTAGTGTAGCGCGTGATAGATGCGAGAGTTATTGTAATCAGTTTTTTGCGGCTCAATCTATACAGGTTTTATATGAGGGCCAGATGCCTGTTATTATAAGCCTGCCATACCCAAATATGACCGTATTGAATGTTACTTATACCGATAGTGACAACGCTAGCCAAACACTTGCTGGCGATGATTATGTTACTGATGAGACCAATCAAACGATAACTGTTATAACTAACCTCCCGCCTACTATTAACTACCAAGTTAATTCGCTAGTTTCAGCTCCAGCAGCAATAGACGGTGTTAAGCACGCTATTAAGATTATAGTGACTGACTTGTATGAATTAAGAACAGAAACAGCAGTTGGGGTATCTCTTGCTGAAAATCCAGCTTTAAAAGCCTTGCTGTACCCATATAGAGAAAGCCTAAGCGTATGACATACAGAGCCGGAGAACTCGACCAGAGAGCGATTGTGCAGCGTAAACAGCGTGTAGAGGATGGTCTAGGCGGTGATGTTGTAACCTTGGTTGATGTTGGTGAGTATTGGTGCCATGTTCGCCCATCTAGCGGCAGAGAAGTAACGCAGTTTGACCGTGTAAACGCTGAAACGGGCTATTTGTTTGTGTTCAGAAACGGTTTAGATGTAAATGCTGAAGATACTTTATTTTGGCAGGGTGAGTCATTCAATATTAAAGCAATACGACTCCCTAAAGGGCGTTCGTTATATGTTGAAATTAATGCTGAAACAGGTGTAGCGCTATGAGTGTTGAGGTGTTTGGTGTTAAAGAGATGAATAAGATACTTGCCGAGCTTACGCCTAAGCACGCCAGAACTCTTTCAAGAAATACTATTCGAGGCTTAGCGGCTAGAGTTGTAAAAGAAGCAAAGAAACGAGTGCCGACAAAGACCGGATCATTAAAGCGCGGCATTAAAGCAAAAAACAGGCGCTCTACTCCTGATAAGCCGACAACTGATGTTGTTGTTAACGGTGGAAAGACTAAGGGTGATCCATTCTATTGGCGTTTCGTTGAATACGGTACAGGTGGCCCAGTACCACAGCCAGAGCAGCCATTTTTAAGGCCTGCAAAGGATTTAGTTGAGGCTAATATGTCCAAGATACTAAAAGAAGAATTCACTAAAAAGCTTGCATCAGCTATTAAGCGAGAGCAGAAAAAGGCCAGTATTTTATGAGCGCGTTTGAAACGGTTGTACAATCAGCGGTATATAGCAAGCTTAGCACTGATTTAGCCTATGATATTTATGATGAAGTGCCACAAGAAACGAGTACATTCCCTTATTTAACGATCGGCGAAGATGTTCACACAACCATAGATACTGATACTGAGCTAATGAACCAAGTAAGCATAACTGTTCACACTTGGAGTCGATATTCTGGCCGAGCTCAGACTAAACAAATACAAGGTTTAATTTATGATTCTCTCCATAGAGCATCATTATCTTATTCAGGGTATAATTTCATAAACATTGCTCAGGTATCATCTGAATCATTACTAGATTCAGACGGATTAACCCGACATGGTATTCAAACCTTTAATCTCTTAATTGAGGAGTTATAAAAATGGGTGCAGCTAGTCGCGACCTTTTGGTTACTAAAAATTCAACGCGCCTATTAGGCATTAATTCCAAATCAGTTGCGGTTGCCAAAGAAGGCATCGATGTTACGACTGATGAAGATAACGGTTATCGCTTATTCCTAGAAGAGGCAGGGACTAAAACTCTTGATATTTCTTTTAGCGGCGTTACTAAAGATGAGATTTTACGTGCTCAGATTTTAACAGAGCAGACACAGCTACTATCAGACATTGAAATTGAATACCCACCAATCGGCGCCCAAGTTACTGGCGATAAGATTACAGGTAACTTTTATTTTAATGGTTACACTGAAAATGGTGGCGGTTCAGATGGCGCAATTGAGTTTGACGGTACAATGCAGTCAAGCGGCCCGTGGACATTTACGGCGGGCACTTAATGCAAGATTATACTTTTGAGTATAGCGGGGATTCATATCGAATCCCTAAGTCTAAGATTTTTGAATGCCTGTATGCAGTTGGTGAGATAGTTCCTATCCTCTCAATTAGCAGCGTATTTGAAAGTAATGATTTTATGAAGGCTGCTAAGATTTTCTCGGTGATGTTTTCATATACTGGAAAGGAAATTAACCCCTTGGATGTGACTAAACATTACCTCCATGAAAAGGGTGGTGCAGTTGAAATATTCACAGCTATAAACGGCGCTCTTGTATTGCTAAATCCTCCTGAGACATACCATCCAGTGGAGTCTGAAGAGGCGGGAAAGTAGTTAGCGGTAATAATGCCGTAAAGAACCTGTATATTGCAGCGGTCAATAGTTTTGGCATATCCCCAAGTGAGTTTTGGGGTATGCATCCGCAAGAGTTTTGGTGGCTAGCTGAGTCTAAAGCGCCAAGCGCATTTCAAGAGCCTCAACGGGCGAGATTGTTACGTTTATTAGAGGAAGGGTTCCAGAGTGGCCGATAATTCAGATATCTTTGTACGCTTTGGGGCAGACATTGATCCGCTAAAGAAAGGCGTAAAAGAGGCGGGTGGAAAGCTTAATAAGTTTGGATCATCTGCTAAGAAAACAGCTAATGATTTGGCTAAAATGGCGGCTGCTGCTGCCGTAGCTGGTGCCGCTCTCGGTACTAAGTTCGTAAACGATTCTCTCAATGCTATTGATGCACAAGCTAAGCTTGCTAAGCAATTAGGCACTACTTCATTCTCAATATCTGCGCTAACTAGAGCTGCTGATATGTCCGGTATATCTATGAAAAACATAGAGTCGGGCGCTAAGAATTTAGAAGTTGCTTTAGGTGAGGCAGCGCAAGGAACAGGGACGGCAGTTGATACCCTTGAAAGACTTGGGTTGGCTGCTGCTGACTTAGAGGGGTTATCATTAGACGCTAAAATTCTAAAGGTAAATGCGGCTATTAAAGCCAATATACCTGCCACTGAGCAAGCGGCGTCTGCTGCTGATTTATTTGGTAAGAAAGCTGGTTTTGCAATATCCCAATTAGACGCTGCTACAATCGCCAAGGCCAAAGAAGAAGTTATCGGTTTTGGTGTGGCTGTATCAGATGTAGACGCGGCCAAGATTGAAGCTGCTAATGATGCAATGGCTACAATCGGCCTAGCTGTTAAAGGTGTATCAAATCAATTCACAGTATCTCTCGCACCAATCCTAGAAGATATTGCTAACGACTTTAGAGCGGCAGCAATAGAGACGGGTGGATTTAAGGAGCAAGGCGTAGAAGCAGTACAGGCAATAGCCACGGCGGTCGGGTTTCTAGGCAATGCATTTAGAGGTGTTGAAGTTGCGGTAGCTGGCTTGGATATCGGATTCCAAACACTTAAGACAGGTGTTTTGGGTATCGGCTCAATATTCTCTGATGAAATGGAAAAGGCAGCACAAGAAGCAGCCGCTCAGATGGGTGGCGCAATTGATACGCTCAATGAAAAGCTATTAGAGCCACTACCTAGCGAAACAATTGACGCTTACATAGAAAAGCTTACAGACGAAAGAATTGTAGAAGCTAAAAAAGGTCAAATTGAAACACTGGCGAACCTTGAAAACCAAGCTGCTAACGATTCAATTGCATTAGAAGAAGAAAAACAAAGCTCAATCGCTCAAATCCAGCAGTCATGGGGCAGCGCACAAACAAGCGCAAGTAAGCAATTATTCTCTGACCTTTCGACTCTTATGCAGTCTGGTAGTAAGAAACAGTTTGAGATAGGCAAGGCTGCGGCAAGAGTCGGAACTGTTATCAGTACCTATGAAGGCGCACAAAAGGCCTACACTGCTCTAGCAGGAATTCCAGTAGTTGGCCCAGCATTAGGCGCGGCTGCGGCAGGTGCAGCTATAGCGGCTGGCGGAATAAGATTACAAGCCATCAATAGCACGTCATTTGGTGGTGGTGGTTCGGTTAACTCAGGTGCAGGAGCGGCAGCTACTCCAGATGTAGGAGCGGCAACGGCAGCAGCGCCACAAGAAGTTAATAGAACAATAAGATTAGAAGGCATAGACTCAAATCAGAATTACTCAGGCTCGCAAGTTCAAAGCCTAGCTGAAGAGCTTGTTAAATTACAAGAAGACGGATTCCAGTTGGTAATATAATGGCTACAGTAATAAGTAACAATATGGTGCTATCCGCTCAAGGTCTGAGTGGTAACGCTGGCGTAATAGGCTATAACAACCTGCTTAATGTGAACAATGTCACAGTAACAAGCGCGTTAGCCACAAACCCTATAACGAACGTAGCTAATCCAGCAACGGCTTATACATGGGAGGCTACCAGCGGGGCAAGCCAAACAATTACAATACAAACATCAGGTCAAACAATCGATTATGTTGGAATAGCTAGGCATAACCTGAATCAAGTAGGTTTAACAGTTACCCTTAAATACAATGGGGTAACAGTTGTACCTGCTACCCCAGTTAGTGAGATACAGGCAATATTATTTCTTCAAAACGAAGCTACCCCAGACACAGTAGAAATTATTATTGAGGGTGCAACTATGGCACCTCAAATAGGTGTTATCTACGTTGGCAAGTCCTTGAGGTTGCAGAGAAATATCTATGTTGGACACACTCCTATTACATACGGCAGAAATAGAAAGGCCATAAATGGTGTTTCGGAAAATGGTCAGTATCTAGGTGAGATTGTAGTAAGGCAAAACAACCTGACCAGCGTAAAGCTTAATAATTTGACGCCTTCTTGGTATCGCTCAATGCTTGACCCATTCTTTGCGCTAACGCCTAGAGTGCCATGTTTTTGGGCTTGGCGTCCTGAAGACTTTCCCGCAGAGGTTGGTTTTTGCTGGCTAGAAGGTGAGCCAAGCGTATCAAATCAAAGATCAAATGGCATGATGGAATCAAGTTTTAGCTTTAAGGGTATCGTATGACTGAGAAAATCAGCTATGTTGAGATTGATTTAAGTAGGTGCTCAAATACTTATAGCGAAGGGCCATGCACTGCATCAATTCCAGCTACTGGCGATATTAAGTGCTTTAACTGCTGGGCTACCTGTCAAGATAAACCAAACTACGCAAAGGAAATAGCAACCAGTAGGCATAGCACTGTTACAAGTAAGCCGCCTATTGATATTGATGCTATACCAGACATTGAAAGCATATCTATACGACCAGCTAAGTTAGACCTTGGTGAGTCTATTGGCGTACGTGCATCTATAAATATTACATTCAAAGATTCTAGATACCCAGACACAGGCCCAGAAGGAGACCGTTATTTATCGGATAGGAATTACGACCCCTATACGCAAGGCTCATACTGGGGGAAGTTCAGAGCTAGGTTCCCTTTTGTAAAAGGTTCTGATATTCGTTTAATTAGGGGTGATAGCGACCAAGCATTAGGCCAGATGGATACTAGGCACTTTATAGTTGAGACCGTCGCAGGCCCAGATAGTAGCGGAACGTTTACAATTCAATGTAAAGACGCGCTTAAACTAGCAGACGGCAAGCAATCGCAATGCCCGATAGTGTCAACAGGCGTTACTGAGTTTGATATAACAGATGTGGCGACTGCTTTTGTATTGGCCCCTGCTGGAATAGGCAATGCTGAATACCCGACAAGCGGTGTGATCAATTTAGGCGGAAAAGAATTGTGCAAGTTTACT